TATTTTAGAGGTATCGGACTTACTGCAATCTCAAGGGCATGTTTCAGTTCAAACATCACTTGATAATAAAGTCCATGCAGCCTTGGCTGCTCGCTGTATTGGCCGTCCAATAGAGTATCTGAATGGATTGCCAGCGAAAGACTTTGTTAAAGTTTGTCAAAAGGTACAGAATTTTTTGCTCTCGTAGGTTTTGATGAGCAAAAACCTATTGATAAGCAAATAATGAGGGCCGCGAGTTCTCTATCTCAATCATCTCAATCAACACCTATATCCTACTGGCTTTCGCTTCGGTTGAGGCGAATCGTCGCATGGATTGATGTGTTTAATGAGGATTAACACTAATGGCCAGCAATAAGAACTTTAAGCTGGCTTTTGAAATTGGCGGCAAAGTTGCCGCCTCTCTCCCCAAAAGTTTTACTACAGCTAATCAGGCTGTTGCTAAATTAAATGCCGAGCTTGCTGGATTAACGAAAGAACATGGGGAAATTCAAAAGCTACAATCTGTAAAAGTAAAGGTTGGACAGACTGCCCTCGAATATCATAAAGCTGCCGCTCGCGTTGAAGAGTTACAGAAGCAAATAAAAAACACGGCCAATCCAACCAGAGCGATGCTTCGTGACTTTGAGAAGGCAAAAACACATTCATCAAATTTACGAGCATCACTACGTTCTCAGCGTGAAGAACTGGCCGCTTTAAAGTCTGCGTATCAGGGAGCTGATACATCTGCCAGAGCTTTGGCCTCAAGAGAGAAAGAGCTTAAAGCAAGCATTGATCGTAATCGTGAGGCTCAGGCCCGTAGCGTTGAGCAGGTTAACCGCTACAGAACAGCTTTGGCTTTAGCCAGAGCAAATGTTCAGCAAGTGAAAAAACAGCAGGAGGAACTTAACCGGGCATTAGAAAAACAACGTATTGATAAAATTAACAGCTATAAAAATGCGTTGGCTGAAGCACGAAAAAAAGTTCTTGCAGTAAAACGTGCTCAGGAGGAGTTAAACCGCGCGTTGGAAAGGCAGCGTGAATTGAAGCGAGAGCATCTTGGTGAGGCAAAGAGTCAACTTGTAAGGTCAGGATTACAAACTGGTGCTGTAGCGGCTGGTGCATTTGCTGCTGCTAATAATGCAGCAAATTTCAATCGTGAAAACAAAATGATTGGTCTTACGGCAGATATGAAGCCGGAAGAAGTTCAGGCGATGGGGCAGGCGATGCTTGTTACCGGAACGGCTACCAACCAGTTTGCATCTGATATTCAGGCTGCTCAGGGTTTTCTCGTCGCTGCTGGGCAGGATTATAAAGAGGCTCAGGCGAATCTACTAACTATTGGGCGAACAGCTACAGCTACTGGCTCTGATATCCTCGATGTCTCGAAAGCATCATTTACATTAAGTGACTCATTGAAGATTGATCCATCTCAAATGAAGTCTGCAATGGGGATTCTGGTTCAGGCAGGGAAAGAGGGAAACTTTGAATTTAAAGATATGGCCAAAAATCTTCCTGTGCTTGGTGCTCAGTTCCAGGCATTAAAAATGGGAGGTAAAGAAGCCGCCGCGACGATGGGGGCAGCTCTGCAGATAGCTCGCAAAGGTGCTGCAACTTCGGATGAGGCTGCTAATAATATGAACAACTTTTTGGCGAAAATACTTTCCCCTGAAACACTAAAAAAAGCAAAGAAAAATTTCGGTGTAGATTTATATAAAATTGTCACAACAGCGCAGAAAAAAGGGAAGAATCCATTCGAAGCTGCAATGCATTCTGTCATGAAAATGACTAAGAACGGAGATCAGAAGTTACTTGGTGAGCTATTTGGCGATATGCAGGTTCAGAACTTTGTTCGTCCGATGATTCAAAACTGGAAGGAATACCAGAGAATCAAAGCAACATCTCTTGGTGCTGGAAGTGCTGTTATTGACCGCGATTTTGCCAACATAACGAAAGACAATGCGGAGCGATTGAAACAATTACGTATTCAGGCTAGCAATGCATCATTAAGTTTTGGTCAGGCCTTGCAACCTGCTTTGAATGCCGCGCTTAGTGTTTTGGTTCCGCTGATTACAAAAATTAGTGAATTTGTAGCTAACAACCCTAATTTTGTGTCTCAGATTGTGATGGCGGCAGGTGCGTTTCTAACCATGAAAAGTGTGGTTATAGCGTGTAGGGTAGCTATGCTGGCTTTATCTGTAGCGACAAAGCTAACACCCTTCGGGTGGATTCAGATGGCTATATCTGCGCTGGTTGCCGCAGGAATATTGCTCTATCAGAACTGGGATAAGATCAGAGATTATGCTGTCAGAGTTTGGCCTTCTGTTAAGGAATATACAGTTAAATCGTTTGAAGCTATAAAAAACTTTATCTTAAACTTTGATCTCAATGGATGGATTATATCTATGTTTGGTAAAGCATGGGATTATCTTTCCAACATAAACTGGAGTTCGGCAGGAGTAAGAATTTACAGTACATTAATTAGTGCTTTTAAATGGATGTCTCCGCTTCCGTTATTAATTAAAGCATTTAAACTTACAACAAATTACCTTTCTGGTATTAATTGGAGCGAAACAGGAAAGAAAATCATAGATACACTGGTATCTGTTTTTATGCGTTTTTCACCAGTTGGACTCTTTATAAGAGCATTCCAATCTGTAACGGCTTATTTGTCTGGAATAAACTGGAGTGAGTCAGGCGCAAAAATAATTGAGACGTTAATCACTGGGATAAAATCAAAAGCAAATGCTTTAATTAATGAAGTGAAAGGCGTTTTTTCTTCTGTACGTGAGTATTTACCGTTCTCTGACGCGAAAAAAGGTCCATTCTCACAGCTAACAAAGTCAGGTGGTGCAATAATGACTACTCTGGCATCAGGCGTTAGCAGGAATAACAGCTTACAGAATGCAATAGCAACCAAGTTCGGGCAATCAAATTTATCACCTCACGGGATATCTGCCGCCGGGACTTCTGGACCTCGCCAGAACGTTAATGCTGTGACTGGTGGAATAACCTATTCACCTGTAATCAATCTTCCGGCTGGTTCACCAAAGGAAACTGAGGCGGCAGCTAAAAGAGCATTAGATGCGGGATATTCTGATTTTGAGAAGAAATTGAGTGCTCATATGTTCCAACAACGGAGATTAAGTTTTGGATGATTATAGAACGGTTCAAGGGGACTCATGGGATAGTATCGCGTTAAAGTTGTATGGTAATGAGTACCTGTCTTATCTTCTTATTGATGCTAATACTGAGCACCGCTTTACGGTGCTTTTTTCTGCGGGAATTATTCTTAAAGTTCCTGATGCTCCGGTTATGCCAATATCAGTAAACAATTTGCCTCCGTGGAGACGCAATAGTGTTACGTAAAACGCTTTTTGATGTTATATATCAGAATGTAAATATTACCGCTCATATGTCACCTGATGTTTTGTCAATGTCTTATACAGATAATGAAGATGGTCAGGTCGATGATATTTCTATCATATTAAAAAATGATGATGGGAAATGGTCTGGAGACTGGACACCTAAAAAGGGTGATTTTATTGATTTGAGCTTTAAGCCTATAAATCAAATCGTCCTTGAGTGCGGGAAATTCCAGGTAGATGGCATAACTTGCTCTGGACCACCTTCTGTTGTTGAGGTGACTGCTGTTTCTGTTCCTGTTTCATCAGGCATTAGACGTGATTTAAAAAGTAATGCATGGGAAAAAACAACTCTTAAAGATATAGCAACCTCTATAGCTAAATTAGCTAACCTTGAACTGTTGTTTCTTATTGATAGTGATAGTAATCCATATTATGCGCGTGAAGATCAAATGGAGGAAAGCGATTTAAAATTTCTCCATCGACTATGCCAGGATGAAGGGTTGTCGTTAAAGGTCACTGATAGCCAATTAATAATATTTGCTCAAGAGATGTTTGAGCAAAAAGATCCTATCGCTACGCTTACGTTAGGTATTGATGAGATAATCAGATATAGCTTTAGCACACAATCTACAGATTTGTATAAAAGTTGCACGTGCAAATATCGCGTACCTAAAAAAAGAAAGTCGCTTTCGTATACTTGGGTAGATCCATCCGTAGAAGAAGGGTCGAATCTTAAGATAAGAAAACTGGTAGCTAATTTAGATGAAGCAAAACGTAAGGCAAAGGCTGCTTTGCGGCTTAAAAATAGATATCAAAATACAGGATCTTTAGTATTGGTTGGAGACACCAGATTGGTAGCTGGTGTAACTATAAATCTGGACGGATTCGGTTCATTTTCTGGAAAATATCTTATATCGAAAGCTGTGCATTCAATTGGGGCTAGTGGTTATACCACCTCGATTGATGTCCGAAGAGTAATTAATGGGTATTAATTATGAATGATTTAGAAACATTATTACGTCAGACTATAAGAATTGGCGTTGTTTCTGATATTGATGATGGTGATGTTACAGCAAGAGTTACTTTCGATGATCAGGATAACGTCACTTCGGCAAAGTTATCAGTTATTGTGAAAAATACGGATAAGAATGCTGATTACTGGATGCCAGATATTGGTGAGCAAGTTTTGTGTATCTTTCATCCCGCAGGGCCGCAACAAGGTTTTATTCTTGGTAGTTTTTATGATGAAACACAGAAGCCGCCATCTAATACTGTTAATAAACGCGTCATTAGATTTAATAACGGGACTCGTATTGAGGTAGACAGAGAATCTAATTTACTCCTTGTTGATGCTGTCGGAGATGTAACCGTTAAGGCTACAGGAACCGTAACTATTGATGCTCCAGAAACCATCATTACCGGAAATGCTACAGTTGAAGGATTACTAACCTTCAAAGGTGGAATGAAAGGATCTTCTGCTGGAGGTGTTGCAGCTACAATTTCTGGGGATGTTAAGGTTGTTGGTGGTGATATAGATGTTGATGGGATTAAATCTAAAGGCCACCATCACACGGCTCAGGGGGAATACGCTCCGACAACGGAGGCTCAGGCATGATTGTGGGTATGCTTGGTACAATGCCTTTTGTTGCCTCATCAATAGTGGTGAATACGTTCAACAATTTTAAAAGGACGTCAAAGCGTCGTGTAGCGCGCCATGATGTTATTGGGCTTAAACCTGTTCTGGAGGATATAGGTCCAGATCTGGATGAAGTTAGTTTTAATATGCGGTTGGATACAACACTTGGCATTGTTCCATTGGCTGCGCTTTCATTACTTAGGACAATGCAATCAATTCAGGAAGTAAATCCTGTTGTAATTGGTATTCAGTATTTTGGTAATTTTATAATTACAGATATAGAGGAATCATGGACTTATTTCGGTCCAACTGGGAATCCACGAGTGATTATCGTCGGCATTAAATTACAGGAAGTCGGACAGACCTCTCTGAAAGAAGCATTAGTTGATATTGCTGGCAATATAGAGTCAAAAACTAGAAGTGCGTTAGGTAAATTATTATGAATAATACGTTTACCATATCATCACCTTCTTACTCGATTGATTGGTCGCCCAAAACAGTTGTAGAAGAAGTTTTGCAAAATGTCTCTACTATTATTAATACTCAGATTGGCACTGTACCATATGCCAGAAAATTAGGAGTTAATTCAAGTCTTGTTGATAGCCCTAGCCCAATTTTTATTGCTACAGCAACACGAGAAATAATTCAAAAAATTAGTGAGTTTGAGCCTAGAGCGATTATCCATTCTGTTACTTTTGAAAGAACGGACGTTTCTGATGGTTTTATTAGGCCAAAACTTGTGATAGGAGTTAGAGAATGACGTTGCCGCGCGGTGGTTTGCCAGATATTACTTTCGCAGATTCTAACCCGACTGATATAACAACTCGTTCAATCAGGGCTTTTGAGAGTATAACAGGTGAAACATTAGCACCTGCTGATCCACGTAGATTATTCATCTTGTCATTGTGTGAGATTATTATACAGCAAAGAAAAGCTATCGATTTTTCTGCAAAACAAAACCTTCTTACATATGGTGGGGGTGAATATCTCGACCATATAGGCTATCTGACGGATACGCCTAGGCTGGAAGCTCAATCTGCCTTGACTACATTTGAGTTTAATCTGTCAACAAAATTATCGGGGATATATACAATACCTGCTGGTACTCAAATTTCAACTGGAAATAGTGTTATTTTCCAAACAGATGTTTTGTTGGAAATACCAGCTGGGAAAACAGTTGGTACAGTCTCAGGATATGCTGTTATACCTGGCTTATCGGGGAATGGATTTTTACCTGGGCAAATAAACGAGTTGGTGACTCCGTTGCCGTATGTTTCCAGCGTAAGGAATCTAACAACATCTAATTCTGGTGCTGATACAGAGTCAGATGATAATTATGCTGAAAGAATAAAACTGTCGCCGGAAAAACTGTCTACAGCAGGGCCGGAGGATTCTTATAAATATTGGACAAGAACAGCCAATCAGAATATAAAAGATGTGAATGTATATACACCATCGCCCGGAACTGTAGAAATCCGTTCTTTGTTAGAGAACGGGGATATACCTTCTGATGAACTATTAGAGCAGATAAATAGCGTTCTCTCTGCAACTAATATTCGACCATTCACAGATAAAGTTCTTGTTAAGAAACCAGAGAGCATTGAATACGATATAATAATTAAATACTGGATTAACTCATCGGACAAAAACAGAACAACGTTAATTCAAAGTGAGGTTGAGAAAGCTCTTGATGAGTATAAACAATGGCAACGTTCGGTTATGGGAAGAGATATAAATCCAGATGAAATTATTCAACGTTTAAAAAATGCCGGGGCTAAAAGATTAGAAATATCAAGTCCTGTATTTACTGTAGTTGGAGAGACGCAGGTCGCCAGAGAGAGAAATATAAATTGCCAGTATGCGGGGTTAGAGGATGGCTGATATCTTTAATGTTAGCTTGTTGGATGTTTTACCTCCTAACTTAGCTAGAGATCCCAACGTGATAGCTATGTCGAAAGCTATTGATGATGAACTACAAGCAATTAACAATTTAATATATAAGACAGAAATATATAGCGTTGTTGATAACCTGGACTCAGTTGTTCTCGATCATTTAGCTTGGCAATGGAATGCTGATACATGGAGGGATAGTTGGCCTGTATCGTTAAAGCGTTCTGTTTTTAAATCAATAATACGAACAAAGCGAATAAAGGGTACAAGGGCAGCGGTTGAAGATGTAGTAAATAGCTTGGGTGGAGAGGTAAACATAACAGAATGGTTTGAAACATCACCACCTGGCGAACCATATACAGCCTCAATTGTTGCTTCGATTAACTCTTTTGATGGTGCCGTTCCTTCGAAAGAGATGTTGGAAGATACGTTAAGAAGTATCAAGAGCGCAAAGTCGGCAAGAACATTATTTACATTTTCGCAAGCAGCCAATGTTTCTGGTGGTGTCGGTATTGTTGGTGCTTGTCAGCCTGTGTCTTATGTACGATTAATTGGCGAGTGCTAATTCGCAATTTGTTAATTCAAGGAATTAAGCGTGAGTAAGTTATTATTTACGATGACTGACGCCGGGCGTCAGGAGCTGGTTAATGCCAACAAAACAGGAACAAATAAAGTTGAGATTGTTTCTGTTGGTTTAGGTAGTAGATATTATGTCACGTCAACTTCACAAACAAATATAACAAACGAAATAAAACGACTTACCACAATAGGTGGCAAAGTTGTTTCCCCTGATACAATTCATGTAACAGCGAAGGATGATAGTAAAGATGAGTATGTTGTCCATACAATAGGATTGTATACGAATAAGGGTACGTTGTTTGCTGTATACTCACAAGAACAAGCAATAATAAATAAAGCATCATCTACTATCGCTTTAATATCAAGTGATATAGCAATTAAAACTCTTGATACTAAAAATATTACATTTGGTGATATTGAGTTTATTAATCCTCCCGCGACCGAAACTGTTGTTGGGGTGGCAAGATTTGCTAATGAACAAGAAATTGATGCAGGTACAGATGATTCCCTTGCTGTTTCAGCAAAGCGGCTTAAGCAAGCCATTGTGAAACATGAGCAATCACGTAATCATCCTGATGCAACTTTAACCTCAAAAGGCTTTGTTCAACTTAGCAGCGCCACCAATAGCACGTCTGAAACGCTTGCTGCGACGCCTAAGGCTGTTAAGGCAGCATATGACCTGGCTAACGCTAAATACACCGCACAGGACGCTACCACAGCGCGAAAAGGGATTGTTCAGCTCAGTA